TGGAAATAGATCTTACATGTGGGAATACCTCTCATGATGGAAGCATTTACTGATATACAGACCCAGATTGAGTTAGAACATCTTCTCTTTAAGGAAAGAAGATGTAAAACATGTAAGCAATATAAAAACCTATTAGAAGATTTCTATATGACTCGTAAAGACAGAGGTGCAACACCCTCTGCTTTTTCGTATGAGTGCAAACCCTGTACTATCGCTAGGATTTTAAAGAATAGAAAGTTACCTCAGAAAGAAGAAGTATATCCAGATTGGTAGTTTCCGCTTTGTTTCCCCGTGGAAAGATGCCTTTTAATAAATAATTAGAGCATCCAAGTAATGACCACAAGGAGATATTAAAGATGGCATCAACCCAAGCATCACCAGGTGTTGTCGTACTAGAAAGAGACCTGTCTCATACCACCAATGCAACGGTGGACAACGTAGCTGCTATTGCAGGTGCATTTGAGAAAGGACCTATCGAAGAGGTTATCACAATTTCTAGTGAACGAGAATTAATCAGCACTTTTGGTAAACCAAACGACTATAACTATGAGTACTGGTTCGCAGTCGCACAGTTCCTATTATATGGTGGATCTGTTAAGGTAGTGCGTGCAGACAACGCATCCTTAAAGAATGCGATTGACTCTACCCAGATCACTCAGACAACTTTTGACGCTACTGATACTACTCTTACAGTTACTTCTGCAACTGGATTCGACGTTAACGATTATTTAAAGATCGACGCTGAAATTCTTAAGGTCACTGCTATCAACGGTCTAGACATTACTGTTACTCGTGGAGTATGGAGCACATCTGCTGTATCTCACGCTGCATCTTCTCAGATTACTTTGATCGAACCTGCAGGTACTGCTTCTACTGTTAATGAAGGATCTACTTTCACTGATTCTGATACAACTTTAACAGTTACATCTGCTGCTACTTTGGGTGTACAAAATAACAGTTACATCTTGATTGACTCTGAGATTCTTCAGGTTACTTCTATTGCAACTAACAACTTAACTGTTACTCGTGGTGCTCTTGGAACTACTGCTGCTGCTCATACTGACGGTTCTGCGGTAACTCTTCAGACAGTTACTTCTAACAAGACAACTATCAACGAAGAGACCTCCACAGGTGTTACGCCACCTATCATTAAGAACATTTCTACTTACGAAGCCGTTACGGAAGAGGCATCAAACAACTGGAAATGGGCAGCAAGAACTCCTGGTGTTTACGGAAACTCAATCAGAGTTGTGATGACTGACGCAGGTCCTGACCAAGTTCTTTGGTTAGCATCACCTTCCTCAGGTAATGAGTGGAAATTTACTCCTGGATCTGGTGTTAGCGTTAGTGCTACTGATGCATACGCTAAGGTGTTTAGTTACTCTATGATCGTTACCTTCGAAGCAGGTTCTAACCTTGTTGGTAACTTCGAAGCAGATAACTTCTACACTGCTGTATCTGGTAACGTTACTGGTAAGATCATTGCTTATGATGCTGCTTCTCGTAAGATTGAGTTATCAGTTGATGACACTGGTTCTGACTACTTAGAAGTTGGCGATACATTTACTGAACTAGCAAACAGTGGTGGAACTCCTGGTTCTGCTACAGGTGATAGTGCAGTTGTTGAGAAAATCCAACGTCGTCTTACTGTTGTAACCAACGAAGGCAAAGCGTTATTCGCAGCAAACCAAGTTATTAAAGATTCTTCTACAGTTACTTCTGGAGAGAACGCAGGTGATAACGTAACAATCACAGGTATCGAGCAAGAGTATACTTCTCGTTTCTACGGTCCTAACCAGAAATGGTCAGCAATCGCACCTAGACCTGGTACTTCACAGTACGCATCAGATCGTGGTGGATTCAGAGACATGATGCACATCCTCGTCATTGATGGCGACGGTGGAATCACTGGGGTTCCTGGATCTATTCTTGAGAAGTTCTTAGATGTTTCTAAAGCATCTGATGCTAAGTCACCTCAAGGTTCTAACCTTTACTATAAAGATGTAATCAAACTTAACTCACAGTATATCTGGTGGGGTTCACATGAATTGAGCTCAATCATGGATATTGATGGTACTGCTACAGGCGATATCGGTAGTTCTATCACTAACAGAAAGTTTGACTTACTTAAGAATAGTTCAGCAATTCTAAGTCAGGATGACCCAACTGGTGTTAACGCAGTTGCTATTCCTCTTATCTACACTAAAAACTCTTCTACTGTTAAGTACAGTCTTCGTGGTGGTGTAGATGGATACACATTAGAGAAGGATAAGTTATTCGATTCTTATGACTTATACTCTGATGCTGAGACCGAAGAGGTTGATTACATCATCCAAGGTCCTGCAATGAGTAACGTCACTGACAGTACAGCAAAAGCACAGAAGATGCTAGATCTTGCTGCTACTCGTAAGGATTGCATGGCATTCATCTCTCCTCCTCGTGACAATGTAATTGGAGTTCCTTCAGTTAATACTATTGTCGATAGAGTCATTGAGTTCTTTGATTCATTATCTTCTACATCTTACGGTGTGTTTGATAACAACTACAAGTACATATATGACAAGTACAACGATAAATATAGATACATAGCATGTAACGCTGACGTTGCAGGTCTTACATTGAGCACTGCTCTTAACCAAGAAGCATGGTTCTCACCTGCAGGATTTAACAGAGGACAGTTGAGAAACGCTATTAAATTAGCATACTCACCACTTAAGGATCATAGAGATCGCTTATACTCTGCTCGAATCAACCCTATCTGCTCCTTCCCTGGACAAGGAATTGTTCTTTACGGGGACAAGACTGCACAATCAGTTGCTAGTGCATTCGATAGAATCAACGTTCGTCGTTTGTTCCTAGTGATCGAGAGAGCAATCTCAGTAGCTGCTAAATCACAGTTATTCGAGATGAATGATGAGTTCACCCGCCAAGGATTTAAGAATATAGTTAACCCTTATCTCCGTGGTGTGCAGTCAAGAAGAGGAATCGTTGATTTCTTAGTTGTTTGTGACTCAAGCAACAACCCTTCTGACGCAATTGATCGTGGAGAGTTCTTTGCGGAGATCTTCGTAAAACCAACAAGATCAATTAACTTTATTACACTTCAGTTTACTGCTACTAGAACTGGAGCAAGCTTCTCTGAAGTAGTTTCTTAATTATTCCGTTTACTCGTATAACTCCAAGGAGATAAAAAAATGACAAAACAGGGTATTGGGCATCACCAAACCATTGATAAATTCAGAAGCAGATTCACAGAATTAGCGAGACCTAATCTGTTCCAAGTCAGTTTATACTTACCTGGAAGACCTGCATCTGGAGATGGTTCTGAGGGGGGCGGTCAAATCGAACCGATGGTACCTCTCAATGACTCAACAGATCTAACTAAAAAGGATGGGGATCCTCAAAATGGAACTTCCTTACAAGAACTTTCACAGTTCATGGTAAAGGCAGCAAGTTTCCCCGCATCTACAATCGGTGTAGTTGAGGTACCTTTCAGAGGTCGTCAACTCAAGATCGCAGGTGACAGAACTTATGAACCATGGTCAGTAACTGTCCTCAACGATGAGGAGTTCACAATCAGACGTAAGATTGAGAAGTGGGCACAGACTATCCAAGAATACAAATTTAATGGATCTTCTGCACAGAATACTGGTGAATACATGGGTACTGCTATCGTTGATCAACTATCAAGAGATGGTGATATCAAGAAGCAAGCACAGTTATTCGGTATTTGGCCAAGTAACTTATCAGCACTGGATCTAGACTGGGGAACTAACGATACTCCTGAGGAGTACACCGTAGAATTCCAAGTACAATACTGGTTACCAGTAGCAGGAGAAGAGACTTCTCAATCAGACAAGTAGTTTACTTCCCTAAATAAATATGTTATGATACAGTAAACGGGTATATTGATGTCTCAATTATTTGGTTATTCGCTTGATAGAAAGAAGGCTAAGACTCCGAAGCAAGGGTCTCAGCCTTCTTTTGTGCGTAAAGAATCAGAAGACGCTGCGAGTCCGATAGTTGCAGGTGGTTATTTTGGTCAGTACGTTGAGATGGGCGATGCTGCTAACAAAGCAAGCGAAGCAGATCTCATCGGACGCTACAGAGAAATGTCACTTCATCCAGAATGTGACAGTGCTATCAACGATGTAGTAAACGAAGCAATCGCAGGTGACTTAAACGATCATCCTGTCGATATAGATTTACAAAATTTAAAAATTAGTCAGAATCTAAAGAACGTTATTCGAGATGAATTCGAAAACGTTCTTATTTTATTAGATTTTGACAGAAAAGCTTATGATATTTTCCGTAGATGGTACATTGACGGAAGACTCTTTTATCATAAGATGATTGATGTCCAAGATCCTTCTAAAGGAATTACGGAACTTAGGTACATTGATCCTAGAAAGATTAAAAAGGTTATAGAGTTTGACAAACCTAAGGATAGACAGAGAGTAGTAGATCCTGAGGTTACAAGTATCGTACCTAAGTCCATTGAGTATTACATATACTCTCCTAAAGGATTAAAAGGTTACGAAAACAATGGTGTAAAAATCGCACCCGATGCAGTTACCTACGTCCACTCTGGACAGATGGATATGCAGCGTAACTATGTGCTTTCACATCTTCATAAAGCAATTAAAGCAGTTAATCAGTTGCGTATGATTGAGGATAGTCTAGTTATATACAGACTTTCTCGTGCACCAGAACGTAGAATTTTCTACATTGATGTAGGAAACCTTCCTAAGCAAAAGGCAGAACAATACCTCCGTGAGGTTATGTCTCGCTATAGGAATAAGTTAGTATATAATGCAGACACAGGTGAGATCCGTGATGACAAGAAGTTCATGTCCATGTTGGAGGACTTCTGGTTACCAAGACGTGAAGGTGGAAGAGGTACAGAAATCTCCACACTTCCTGGTGGACAAAACCTAGGTGAATTAGAGGATGTTAAGTATTTCCAAAAGAAACTTTATCGTGCATTAAATGTACCTGAGTCTCGTTTAGAGTCAGAGAGTTCATTTAATGTTGGTAGATCTGCGGAAATTACAAGAGACGAAGTTAAGTTCCAGAAGTTTATAGTCAGACTTCGTAAGAAGTTTACTGATCTCTTTAACGATATTCTTAAGACTCAGTTGATTCTTAAGGGTGTTATCTCACTTGATGAGTGGGATGAGTTTAAGGAGCACATCCAGTACAACTTCATTGCTGACAACTACTTCTCTGAAATGAAAGAGAAGGAAGTAATGAACGAAAGGATGGCACTTATTGCTCAAATGGATCCTTTTGTAGGTAAGTATTTTAGTGTTGAGTACATGAGACGCTATATACTTAAGCAGACTGATGCTGAATTCGGTGAAATAGACGAACAGATGCAGGCTGAAATCGAAGCTGGTCTCGTAGTTCCACCCGCAGAAATTGCTCAACTTGAGAAGATGCAGATGGAATTAGCAGCAATGCCTCCCGAACCTGCACCAGTGGAAGAGGAGCCAGGAGTGGCACCTGAAGATTACAAAAAGGGAGATATCTAAATAGTATTATACAAATCTATAGTTATGCCTTCTCAAAGCTCAATTGATATCGTTAACACCGTATTCGGTGGTGGAAAAGATCTTAGTGATTACGTTGATTCCCGTATGAAGGAACTGGCAATGGACTCTATTGAGGACATGAAGAAAGAAGTAGGTAAGACAATGTTCGCACCTACTCCAGAGGAACCAGAAGAGGGAGAAACAGAGCCTACAGCAGAAGTTGATGCGGAAGCAGATGGAACTCCAAGTTCTGTCGAAGCAACTGATGAACCAGAAACTGAGGAAACCCCAGATGAAACTGATAACGGAAACGATAAATGATACCAAAGTTATAACCGAAGGTAAAGGTAGCAAACGCAAGACCTATATCGAAGGTGTATTTCTGCAGGGTGCTATCAAAAACCGTAACGGACGCATGTATCCAATGGAAACTCTCAGCAGAGAGGTAGACAAATATAACGAAAGTTATGTTAAGAGTGGTCGTGCGATGGGAGAACTTGGTCATCCAGAAGGACCTACCATTAACTTAGATCGTGTATCACACTTAATCACATCCCTAGTAAGGGAAGGTAACAACTATGTGGGCAAAGCACGCATACTTGATACTCCTATGGGACGTGTAACTAAAGAACTTCTTGATGAAGGCATCAAACTTGGTGTTTCTTCACGAGGATTAGGTTCTATTAAAGAAGATAATGGATGTAAGGTAGTGTGTGATGACTTCACACTAGCTACTGCAGCAGATATTGTTGCAGATCCATCAGCACCTGACGCATTTGTGGAAGGTATATTAGAAGGTAAAGAATGGATTTGGACTGATAGTGGTGTATCTGAACAGAAATTGGAGACAATTAAGGACAGAATTAACAATGCAGCCGCATCTCAAATCACCGAAAGGAAGATTTCCGCATTCGATACATTCTTAAAAAGTCTATAAGTTATAAATAACTATAGCAAATAACCAAAATTGTACGCAGAGGGAGACAACGATGTCTAATGAACAAACTATTGATGAGAATGCAGTGACCAAAAACGCAAAACCTGCAGATCCTCAACCGAAATCAGAAGGTGGAACACCTGGACAAGGTGGTCATCAAGATTTAGGTGGTCCTACTCCATTTAATTCTAAACCTACTGACGACTCCAATAAGTACAAGACTGGTGGCGGTCCTACTGCAACTCCTCCACAAACTAAACCATCTGCTGCAAGCGGTAAGAAGGCTGAGTTTAGTGATAAGGGAGATGTAAAAGCAGGTCACGAACCTGAAGGTGAGGTTATTGCTGAAACACCTGAACAGGAAACTGAAACTATCGAGATTGATCTCTCTGCTGACGTTGCTGCTCTTACAGAAGGCGAAGACCTTAGCGAAGAGTTTAAGGAGAAAGCAAAGACTATCTTCGAAGCAGCAGTAGTTTCCCGTATCAACGAAGAACTAGAGCGTATGCATACTGATTATGCAAAAGTCCTAGAAGAAGAAGTCGAGACTATGAAGTCCGAGCT